GCTTTTTTGATTTTGTAGAACCTATAGAAGAAGATAAAATTTTAGAAGACTTGAAATCACTACTATCAAAGTGGAATGGCAAATAAAAAATGCAACAAATAAAACATAAAACTAATATATATAAAAATGGACTCTAAAAGTTTAATTCAAGAAATCCGCTCAATGTTGAAATTTGACGATGCGGTGTCAGTTGAAATGGCAAGTGCCGTTTTGACCGATGGAACGGTAATCAAATGGGAAGGTGAACTTTCTGTAGGTACTGCTATCTTAGTAGAAACTGCCGAAGGCGATATCCCCGCTCCTGACGCTACACACGAAGTAGAAGGTGGTACACTTGTAACTACAGTTGCTGGTATCGTTACTGAAATCGTAGAACCTACTGCAGAAGTTGAAGTTGAAATCGAAGCTGCAAAAGAATTTGCAACAATTGAAAAATTCAACGAAGTAGTAAGTAACTTAGAAAGCAAAATCGCTTTATTGACTGCACAATTTGAAAGTGTAGTAGCTAAATTAGAAAAACAAAGTGAAATGTTTTCTAAAACCGTTGACTTAGTAGAGAAGGTTGCAAATCTTCCAAGTGCTGAACCAACAAAAGCACCCGAGACGTTAAGCAAAAAAGAACAACAATTTGCAAACATTGTAAAAATCGCACAACAACTAAAGAAAAAATAAAAATATGTCATTTGTAGTATCATCACTCGCAAATTACACCAATGAGCAGAGTCTTAATTTATTAAGCAAAGCCCTATTCGGTGGTAAAACGGCTCGTTTAATGTACGACGCTGGTCAAGTTCAAGTAGGTATCAAATCTGCTGAAACTCTTAACATTCTATCTTCAGACGTTTATTTCCAAACAGACGGATGTGGTCTAACCCCATCAGGTCTAACAACTTTCACACAAAGAACCTTAACTGTTGGTAAACTTGCAGTTGAAGAAACTTTATGCCCTAAAACTTTGGAAGCTAAATGGATGCAAACACAAATCGCTCCAGGTTCTGCAGTTGCTTTACCATTTGAAGAACTTATTGGTTCTGAGAAAGCTGGTGTAATTGCTGAGAAATTGGAAATTGCTATTTGGCAAGGAACTGTTGCAACTTCTAACACTAACCCTAACACTAACAAGTTTGATGGTTTTACAACTATCTTGACTGCATTAGGATTCGGTGGTTCTGGTGACCCTATTTCAGGAAACACTATTAGTGCAACTGCAGTTACAACTTCAAACGCTGACGATATCTTAGACGCTATCTACGCTGCTATTCCATCAAGAATTGCAAGTAAAGAAAACTTGGTTTGTTTTTGTGGAGTTGACTTCTACAAAAAGTTCTTAGTTAACTTAAAGAACGCTAATTTGTACCATTATATGCCAGAAGCTGGAATGATGGATATGATTATCCCAGGTACTAACATGAAATTAATTGCAGTTGGTGGTTTGGATGGAACTGACAAATTGGTTGCATCTCATTTGACTAACTTCTTTGTGGGTACTGACTTGGCAAATGAAGAAGAGCAATATAAATTTGTATTCGACCCAATTTCTGAAAACGTATATTTCAAAGCAAAAATGAAGTATGGCGTACAGATTGCGTTCCCTGACGAAGTAGTTTATTTCACCCTTTAATTTATATAAGATATGCCGTGTTTAATTTCTCAAAGTTTTGCCCTTGATTGCAAAGATGCAGTCGGTGGCGTTAAATCTATCTATCTTGTTAACTGGGCTAAAACTGGCTTTACAGTAGCAAGTGGTGAAGTTACGGCAACATCAGTAGCAAGTGGGGATGTTTACACTTATGACATCCCTAAGGCGACTGCATCAATGACTAACACAACCAACGTAAGCGTTGAAAACGGCACGGTTTTTAACCAGTGTGACGTAGCATTCAAATTGCGTAGGTTGTCAACTGCTAAGCGTAACGAGTTAAAATTGTTAGCTCAAGGACGTGTCTTTACAATTGTAAAAACCAACAACGATGAGTATTGGTTGGTCGGTAAAGAAAGCGGTTGTGATGTTAGTTCAATGGTTGCAAATACTGGTGCTGCATTTGGTGATTCTACTGGTTATGAAGTTACACTTCAGGCTATGGATATCGAAGCACCATACAAACTGCAGTCTTCTGTAGTAACTACATTAGGGCTTTAATTTCTGTCTTGTTTCATATCTGTTCGGGGGTGGCTTAGGTCACCCCTTTTTTATTGTAACAAATTACGCTATTTGCTAATATACTTATAATGCTATTAATCACTAAAGGCGAAACAAAATTTTGGTACTTGACATTGACAGAAAAAGTTACAATAAGTAACCCTTATTTTTTGTTTAATTTAAAAAATCGGGTAACAGAAGTTGAAACCAATGTTATTATTAGTGATGTTAGCAATTTTAAAGAAAGATATAATAAATTCTCAGTAACAGAAGGCACTACATTTAGTGCCGATGCTGGGGAATATGAATATAAAATTTATGCTCAAACTTCATCGAGTAATTTAAACCCAGCACTTGCAAATGAACTTGTAGAAAAAGGTTTGTTTAAATTGATGTTAGGAACTATTGCAACGACTGAATATGAAGTTGAACTAAATGAAAAAATTTATGAAGTTGAAGGCGTTACTGAAATAGCATATTTGCTACTTGAAGATGGCGGTTTCTTATTTCAAGAAAATGGCGATAAAATTATACTATAATGGCTGATAAAAAAATAAGTGAATTAACCACCATAACCACCGTTGACAATGCTACGGATTTATTCCCTATTGTTGACACTTCTGCAGATGAAACCAAGAAAATAACGCCAACGGCTTTGAAAACTGCATTGGCTTTAAACAATGTAGACAACACAAGCGATGCAAATAAACCTATTTCAAGTGCTACTCAAACTGCATTGGATGGTAAAGTTGACGAAAATTCTGCAATAACTGGAGCGACTAAAACGAAAATTACATACGATGCAAAGGGGCTTGTAACTGCTGGAGCAGATGCAACAACGGCAGACATTGCAGATTCAACAAATAAGCGTTATGTGACCGATGCTCAATTGGTTGTTGTTGGCAATACAAGTGGAACTAATACGGGCGATAATGCGACGAATAGTCAGTATTCAGGTTTGGATGCAGCAAAAACAAACAAACTAATAGTAGCAAATCGTCAAACTGCAAGTTACACACTTGTTTTAGGCGATGCTGACAAACTTGTTGAGATGAATGTGGCAAGTGCGAATAATTTGACAATACCATTAAATTCAAGTGTAGCATTTGCAACGGGAACACAAATACTTTTGGCTCAATATGGTGCTGGTCAAACCACCATCGTTGCAACAAGTGGCGTAACCGTCCGAAGCAACGGGGCAAAGTTAAAATTGAACGCTCAATATAGCGGAGCAACTTTAATTAAGATTGACACTAATGAGTGGTATTTATTTGGAGATATAGCATCGTAATATGATACTTTCAACACACGGAGTTATTGCTTCACAGATTCAATCGTTTGTTGGATTGCTTGATTTATATCCAAGTGCAGCAGCAGCGTATTCTTTGCGGAAATTAAGAACTGCTTACACAGGTAGTGCTATTCGTGTTCGACGTACGGATTTAACAGAACAAAATATTGGTTTTACCGCAACTGGGAATTTAGATACTGCTGCATTGCTTTCATTTGTTGGAACGGGTGTTTTAGATAACGGATTTGTAACAACTTGGTATGACCAAAGTGGTAATGGTATAAACGCAACAAATACAACTGCAATTAACCAGCCAAAAATTGTCAATGCTGGTAGTATAATTTTAGAAAATGGTAACCCTACTATACAAAACACAGCATCAAAAGGACTAAAAACATTATCTGTTAATTTAAGTACATTCTCAAATTTATCTTTATTTACTGTTTATCGACAAACCAGTACTTTAGAGTCCTTTATTTTAGAAACCTCAACAAATTTTAACACAAGTAGTGGAAATATATTAATCAACCAAGTAAATCAAGATTTAGGTACTGTTCAAAAAACCTTAAATTACGTATTTGTCAATCATAATAATGTTTCTTTAAATCAGCAAATTATATCAACATATTTAAAAGCAAGTACTACTGCATCAGATTTTTCAGACGTGTATGCAAATAATTCGTTATTGTCTCAAACAGTAATTATCAATACTAATTCAGTACCATTTGCAAATAATATATTAAGTCTATTTTCAAGAGATGCGTCATCTTTTGGAATTATTGGTAATTACCAAGAATTCATATTGTATCCAAGCAATCAAGTATCTAATAATTCTAATATTAACAATAACATCAACGACTTTTACTCTATTTACTAATGCAAGGCTACAAATATCAAAACGAACCCAAAGCAATCGCAGCCCGTCAACAATGTGACGCATTTTACGGCATTCCAAAAACACCAACGGATATAACGCAACATTGGGTTAATTATCAGTTTGCAGAATTAAACCAACCACAATTTTGGTATATTACATTTGATGAATCACTTTTGCCAATATTAGGGCAGCCAACAGAATTTGAAGTAATACAACCACCATTCCCGTTATGAGCCTACCAATATCCTTTGAAGAATTTAAAAAGAACCCAATAGCAGCGGTGGCTTTTTGTATGCTTTTAATTGTGGGTTATTTGTACTACGATTCCGAGAATACAAAGAAAGCCATTATTTCAAAGTGTGAAAATGAGAATATAAAAATGGGCGATAGGTTGCACAAAATGGAACGCCAACAAAAGCAAAGCGATAGTTTATTGGCAGTATATTCCTATGAAATTAAATTTTATTTGAATGCCATCGAAGGTTATTCAGAAACAATAGAAGAAAAAAAATGACAAAATTTAACGACACGGCAGCCGATTCGAGCAGCATAATATCAGTAGTAAGTGCAGTTGCATCTATTAGCACAACGGCTCAACCTATTATCTCGGCATTGGCTGGTTTAGTGGCAATCATTTCGGGGTTATTTGCAATCCGTTATTACATAAAAAAAACAAACAATTTATGAAAATATTTGAAATCTTCAAAGGTGATAAAGGCGAATTTAGCTCAAAGCGATTAATCGGCATTGTCGGTGGTTTAGCTTTAATTGGGGCGATGGTTTACCACAACACAGATAAACTAATAGAGAGCGTTGAATGGGTGGTTATTCTAACATTAGGATTCACAAGCGTAGATAAATTTGGAAACAATGGAAAACAATAAGTTCGCACTCGATAGACTTTCTTTTGCTGGTATTTCTTTGCCTACATTTAAAGAAAATAAAACAAAAGGGTACACAACTTTTGGTGAGGATAACTTATACCCTCAAAAATTGATTGACCTTTACAACAAAAGCCCTAAACATAACGCTATTGTTAACCAAAAATCATCTTATATTGCTGGTGAATCATTCGAAATTTATGCAGATGACACGCTAAACAAGGCAAAGGCATTCGACAAGTTAAGAAATATTAACGCATTTGAAGATTACGAGTCGTTTAATACCAAGATTTCACAAGATTTTGAACTATTTGATGGCTATTATATTGAAGTTATTTGGAATAAAGGCAAAACAGAGATAGCAGAACTTTATCATTTGCCCTTTCAAAACGTTAGATTAGGAAAAGATTGTGCTTATTATAGCGAAGATTGGTCAAATAGCCGTGAAGCCGTAATCGAATACCCTTTATTTAACCCAACAACAAGGGAAAATAAACAAGTATATGCGTTTAAAATGTATAGAGCTGGTCAAGGGAAATACCCTTTGCCATCTTATATAGGTGCTTTAAAGTATATTGAGATTGACGTAGAGATAGGTAACTATTATTTGAGCAATATCAAAAATGGTTTCTTTGCACAAACTGTAATTCAAATGTTCAAGGGTCAACCAACACCTGAGGAAATGAGAATTGCTAAACGTAGGTTTAAGAAAAATTATCAAGGTGCAGAAGCCGAAGAAAGTGGTGGTCTTATCATTATGTATAATGAGCAGAACGAAAAACCCGCAGAAATTACCAACTTACAACCGTCTGACTTTGACAAACAATTTCAACAATTAAACGACCAAGTACAAGAAGAAATCTTTGTCGGTCATAGAGTAAGCACACCAGTTATTTTTGGAATTGCAACGCCCGGTACATTAGGTCAGCGTAATGAGATAATCGAAGGTTACGAGTTATTCCAAACTTCTTATATAGAACCACGCCAAAAAATAAAGGATTCGTCTTTTAATTTGGTTTTTCAATATATGGCTGATGCTAAAATAAAAACTACTAACAAACCACCAATAGGACAAGATTATATTTTATTATTTGAAAAAGGTATTCTTGACAAAAACGAAGTTCGCAAAGAATTAGGTTTTGCCATTGTAGAAGAAGTTGCAATGTCTAAAAAGCAAAGCGACCAAGATGTTTTAAATTTATTTGCTGAGTGTGGGGTGTCAAAAGATGACTATGAACTTTGTAAATTTGAATTTGCAACTGCAAGTGAAACTGCCATTCTACAAATCTTAAACGCAAACGATGGCATAACAGTAGGTGAAATTGCAAAGTACGTTAACATCGACGCACAAAAGGTAATGGATGCAATCACTCAAATGATTGACGATGGCTTAATTAATTCAGACAATGGCAAACTTTCAACTTCACAAAAAGGTACACGTGAACTTTCAAAAAGTGTAGACACTCAAATTGAATTACGTTATGAGTACGGATTAGATGCTGCCTTTACTGGTGAACCTGAATTGATAGATACCAGCCGTGACTTTTGCCGTCAATTGATAGGGTTAAATAGATATTACACACGCACAGAAATTGACACGATTTCAAGCCGTGTTGATAGGGATGTGTGGAAAGAAAGAGGTGGGTGGTACACTATACCTGACACCGACGTACACATTAACCATTGCCGTCACGCTTGGAATAGTAAATTAGTAAGAAAGAAATTATGACAAACTTTGTTTATTTAATCAGCACTACTTATCTCAAAGATAATAGCCCCATCAACGAAAATGTTGATGATAAATTACTAAAATCTGCTATCAAAGAATCACAAGAAATTTATATTCGTGATATTATTGGTAGTGGGTTGTATAATGAATTGCAAACACAAGCGTTTGCTGGTACATTGTCGGCTAATAATACGAACCTTTTAGACACTTATATTGCACCTTGCTTAAAGTACTACACATTGACTGAATCAATGCTTCCTATGACCTTTAAAATGCTAAATAAAAGCGTTGCAAGTCGGAATAGTGATAACGCTACACCAGTTACTATTGACGAAATGACAATGATTGAACGTAGGTATAGGGATAAAGCTGAGTACTACGCTAATAGACTGCGTGATTATTTATTAGCCAATACCAATATATTTCCATTATTTTTGAATAGTGGTGCAACAAGTGATACAATTTTCCCTCAGGACGTACAAGTTTTTGGAGGAATTTATTTACCAAACAATGACTGCGACGAAAGATATTATTTCATCCGACCTTAAAGGCAAGGTAAGGGAAAAAAACGAAGCCAAACTTTTAAAATTTATCATCTCTCTAT